CTCAGTAGCTATTGTTTTAACAGGAGAGAGCGGCGCGGTAGAAATTTATATGGCGAATAGTTCAAAAGAATGGATAAATTTATCCACTGGACAAGAATAATTGAGGTGATATTATGGACATTGTTGATGTCGTATTAGCAAGAGTGCTATCATCTCGTGGATAGATTGAAACTTATGCCGCTTTGGCACAAAAAGCAGTAACTGACGCAAAGAAAGCGGTAGATGATATTGATTCTATTACTGAACAAACAAATACAAATAATGAACTCGCACAAGAAACAATAGGAGATCTTAATGCTGCGCTAGAGGCACTCGCACAAGCAGATATCCCCACTATGACAGAAGTAATGGAAAAAATTTGTGATTTAGATTTTGCTTTATCTACTAATACAGCAAGTAATACAATAACTAAAAATCTAGTAATATACTATCCTGATAATACCTCCAAAACATTATCAGGAGTAGTTAAATACTATACTTCTGCTGGTGTTAATACTGACGGTACTATGACGCAAAAGGCTATTACCGACGCCATCGCTGCTGGAGGTGGTGGAGGCGGAGGCGGTAGCGCAAACTATGGCCCCGAAAATGTGGGACAATTAGTAAGTATTGATAACGAGGGCTTTGGAATTGCTAGCGGCTTATTAGCCGATGATTTAGCAGAATTTTTCCTTAAGAATGATATTTCATCTGTTGCGGGTACGGTAGGATTAAAATTAGATTATTCTAATAATACTTATATGCGAACTCAAGATGCCGTTCATTATGTATAGGGACAAGATTTTGATCAATATGCAATGTATGGCGGTCGCATGAGATGTAATGTGGCTGATGACGGAACTATTAATGCTTTTTATGGACAATCTGGATATAAAGAAGACGGTAGTAATGGACAAGTTATGGTATATCAACCAAAATTCTATTATAGCCGCATTCCAACTGATCTAGAAGGGAATAATATTGGTTATAAAATTAGAAAAGAAATTATTACTCTTTCTCCAGATTATAAGCCCGGATTTAAAGTTCATCCTGCTTTTATTAATGATGATGGACAAGAGGTAGATTATATTCTTTATTCTGCCTATGAAGGCAGTGCATATTTAACAGATCAAAATGCATATGATTCTGATGATTCAAGTAATATAAACTTTAGTAAAGATAAACTATCTTCTATTAGTTCCGTAAGACCAATTAGTGGTAGAAATAAAGAATTTACGCGCACTAGCGCAGAGCAAATGGCTAACAATCGCGGCACCGGATGGCATATTGATAATATGGTTACTTTAAGTGCGAACCAAATGTTAGAAATGATTGAATTAGGGTATTTAAATACTCAGCACGCAGTTGAATCTGGAGTTGTAAATTTAAACGACAATAGTAATGCTTCTGTAACTGGTTCAACTAGCGCACTTGGTAATAGTACTGGTTATGCTCCTGAAGGGACTATCAATATTTCTAATAGTGGAACAACTACTTATAATGAAAATGGTAAGCGCGCAATTTCTTACCGTGGCATAGAAAATCCCTGGGGTAATATTTGGAAATTTATTACTCGAGCCGCGGTAATTGGCAATGGCCAACAAGCAGGCGGCGTAATTCGTGTATGTAATAATTATACTTATAGTAGCACTGAAGTTTATACATATCCAAGTACAGATATAAATATAACTAATACTAAAGGATATGCATCATCTTTTGGATATAATAATAATGAATTTGATTATATCTTTATACCAAATGAAGCGAATGGCAATACTAGCGCGCCAATAGGTGATAAAATTTGGGTCTATAGCAGTTTAAATGGAGATCGTATGATCACAAATGGTGGCTGCTTCAGCTCACAACAAGATGCTGGCGCATTTGCTTATGCTTGCAGCGAATCATCCACTACTCATTCTGAGCGGTTCGGCGCACGCCTAGTGTATATTCCTACCAAAAATTCTATCCATACTGCTAATGTTTAGAAGTGGAAACTTATGAGAGGTGAATAATATGATAGATTATGGACGAGTAAAGAGCGCAGTTGCGCCCGAGCCAGTTAAAATTACATCTGAAAAAGTATTTGTCTCTTCTAATATTACTTCACGCATAGAAATTGATGCGGGCGAAGAAACATTAGTATATGAATATAACTTTGTAGAATATACCAAGGATGAATATATTCGTAAGCTTACCTAGGACAATACAGATGAAATCAGTATGCTTACAGAGTGCGTACTAGAAATAAGTGAAATAGTATATCAGTAATATTTGACTTTTTTCAAAATATGATATATAATATATATATCAGAAGTTGAAAAACTCCTGAAATATGCGGGATAGGAACCGCAATATAAAGAGAGGAATTTATATGAAATACTATGGTGAACGCACTAAGAAACTATACGATAGTGCAGACGAATGTCAGCGCGCAGAGTTCGAAGCCAAAGAACAAGAAAATCGTGAAAAGATTTTAGCCGAGCGCAAGCAGGCAGAAGAAAAGGCAAAGAAAGAAAAGGAAGCCGTTGAGCGTAAGGCTCGCGCCGCAGATGTTGAGGCCGCACGTAAGGCTATGACAGAGGCGCAAAAGGCTTACCGTGATAAGCTTGAAGATTTTATCAAGACTTATGGCACATATCATTTTTCTTCAACCAAGGTTGAAGACTTTCCAACGCTTTTTAATTTTTTTTCTGATTGGTTCTAATTTCATGGGGTTGATCAATATCAGCCCCTTTATATAGCCAAATGATAGGCATTAGATAGGTTCAATTCCTATAGGCTATACTATGGTGGTCGCTTATATGACCACGCCGCGGTCAAGGATATAAGCATTTTGTAAGTAGGTGGTAATACTTACTAGGCGTACCATTGCCCTATGAATCATTCCGGAATGATATAATGGTCGGTATTGATAAAGCTATCGTTAATGCGCTTTATCTATGTTGGTCTACGTAAATACTAGACCCGTCGGGTACGCACGATATTCGCCCAGTAGCTCTAACTGAGATAGAGCTTTGGCATGATGACCTAAGTAAATCATCCCTGGAATACGGTTTGGCCGCCGTATTCCATATTAGGCCGCATTTAGATGAAGAACTTAGTACAGCGTATGCTCGAACGTTTGAATTTTAAGTGCGGCCTATATATTTTTTATGGCGGTGAAATTATGAGAAAAGTAGCAGTATACTGTGGAACATAGAATTTATATTTAGATATGCTAACCGCGGCAAAATCTCTTATGGTAAATAGTAGTGTAGATAAAATATATTTTATCATTGAAAATAACAAATTCCCGTATCTATTACCAGAATGTATTGAATGCATCAATGTAAAAGATCAGAAATATTTTGCACCAGATGGACCAAATTTTAAAAATAATCTTACTTATATGGTATTAATGCGTACCGCATTAAGTAAAATTTTGCCCAATGAAGATTTAGTTCTTTCATTAGATGTTGATACCATTGTAGATGATAATATTGATGAACTGTGGGAAGTAGATATAGGAAATAATTATGTCGCCGCAGTTCGTGAGCCGATACGCTCAACTGGCAGCTTTATCTATATTAATTTTGGTGTTTGTCTATTAAATTTAAAAGCCTTACGAGAATCTAAAAAGGATAATGAAATAATTTATTGCTTAAATCATTTTCATTATAGAGATAATGAGCAAGATTGTTGTAATCATAAATTTTAGGGGCGTATATTAGAATTAAATAATAAATATAATTGTACTCACTTCTGCGGAAAAATTACAGAACGTAAAATTATTCATTATGCAGGAATAAAGCAATGGTAGGATAATAAAGAAATTATACCATATCGTCAAATGCCACTTTAGAAAGTAATTTCTATCTGGCAAAAAAATAAGGAGGATGCACAAAATGAACAACGAAATAGCACAGTTGGATGAGATATATAAACAATTAGTACATTTACACGATGAAGCCGCAGATAATAAAATGATTGAATATGTTATAAGAAAAATACTTGAAAATTATGAAAATTATTTACGACAACTTCACGGAGAAAATTGGATGCCAAGTGACTTATTTTAAAATAAATATTTGACCTAATAAAGGTCTTATGATATAATATATACAGAAAATGAAACAAGGAACAATAATGAAAGGATGAAATATGAAACTATATACTTCTTATTGGGCTATGGTTAAACATTTTCCGCAAAATCTTATCGCGCTATCAACAGTAGTGTGGCCGCCTAAGTGGTATTAGGTTGGTGGCAAAGATAAGAATGGTGTAATTAGTCTTCATTGTACTCCATTGCGACCAGACGAAAGATGCAATGGGCTTTGCCGCGGAATGTGCAATCCGAAGCATCCTGAAGATTGCGCGTTCTTAAAACAATATAGAAAGCAATTAGATGAAATTGATTTTCAAAATTTTATCAACCATCTTTTAAAATTGCGTGAAACTTTTTTATCAGAAAACCCTAATTTTGAAGATGTAAATTTTGCTTTTATTGTATTTGAGGCCCCGTATAACATATGTTCTGAACGAGTTGTTATACAACAATGGATTAAAGATCATGGTTTGGAAATTTCTGAGTGGTCTAAAAATTGACTTTTATTAAAAATTATAGTATAATAAATATACAAGGTGAGGAAATCACCTTGAACAAAAGAAAGTGAGGAATTATTATGCGAATTTATTCTTCTGTGTATGACTATCCTAGGTATCATTATTGTGATGATGACGATTATCATTATGATGACGATGATGAAGACTATGATGATGACTATTACGGAGACGCGGGTTCCTACTATGAGGACTAATTAGTCCTCTCTTCTATAGAGCATTGGTGTA